ATTTCTAACATCTATAGAAGTCATATTTGCTGCTGCGGCTACTGTCCCTGATTGTGTGTTAAAGTTTATTGGTTTCATATTTATTTAATCCTTTTTATATTCATAAATGTATAAGATGCTGATGTGCTTAAACTTGGTGAAGTAATGTTTGTATCCACAGTCGCATTAATTTTCTGTCCAGCTGTTAAATACCCCTGCCATTGAATAAGAGCGTGCCAACCACTTCCAGAAGCATATTGAACATACTGAACAATACTTCTCTTTGTAGTGCCATCAATTTGAATCATAAAGTCCGCATATTGATTTAAAGACGCAGTTCCTGAAACTTTACTTGCAAAAGAGGCTTCATAATACCCACTTATAGGCACAGTCCAATCTTTATTACCAACACTCCATCCACTATGCGTATCTTCTACGATTGTGTTAAATGGAATATCTGTATTAGTACCAACCGCACTTGAAGTTGCGCCTTCTGCCACAAAAATAACTGGCTCAGATGTTAGCGAATCATAATTACCAACCTGCAATTTAGTGCCAACTGATGCCCAAGTGCCTGCCGTAGTTTGCGTATTATCTAAAATGCCTATTAACCTAAATGGTACAGAGGACCTAGCCGTAGTAGAATACATAACAGTTGCGGAATCAGCTGCTCCAGCTCCGCCTTCAGCAGTTGTTGAAATTAATTGTGTTTCTGGAAAAAGCTTTTGGGATACTGCAAGTTCTAATGTTCCTGCATTATCAATTAAATAAATAAAAAGCCTTGCTGGTAAAGTGCTTATTTGGCCTAATGTTGAACCACTAGAAATAACTAAACTGGTAGCAGCTGTAGCTAAACGTTGGTTGTAAAGACCTGATGTGAGTGTACTAGAACGCATTCCTACTTTAACCGCACTTGCGCCCGTGTTGGGGTCGGTAGTGCCATCAGCTTGTTTAAGTGCAATAGTCAACGCACTAGAGCCAACGCTTGTAGCAAGCCCTAGATTTGAAATCTCATAAGAGGCGTTGGGAGCTGCTGCAGGAGCTGCCCAAGCCGGCACTCCTGAAGTAGAGGTTAATACATAAGTGTCAGTGCCAATAGCAAGTCTAGCAGGCGTATTAGCACTTGATGCATAAATTATGTCTCCAGTAGTAGTAGTTAAAGTCTTTGCGATTTTAGCATCTAATTGAGTTTGAACTGATGAAGTTGCATCTAAATAGCCTAAGGTTGTAGCAGTAATACTTGATGCTGATATATTACCGGAACCATCAGACACTAAAGCTCTTGATGCTGTTACTGTAGCTAACTTATTTAATGCAATTGCCGCTGAACCGCTAATGTCTGCATTTACTATTGAAGTAGATAGGTTTAAAGAGGAGTATGCTATATTAGACAGTGTATTAGAAGAACCAGATATAGTTTTATTTGTTAGCGTTTGCGCGGTAGAGATATCAGCTAAATTAACCGAGTTAAACTGTAACCAGTCAGATGCAGATAGTTTTAGGGACAAATCAGCGGAATTAGCTGCATTTCTCCATGATATATTCTCAGCGTTTGCTAGCCTAAAAACGCCAGCGCTTGCTGGGTTTGTTCCTCTAGATTTATAATAAGTAGCAACTGGCCCATAAGTAGCACCAAAGTTTACATCTGTAGTAAGTGTGAAAGTAGAGCTAGAAGTCTGTAGAACTTTAGTACTAGTGGCGAGTGCTATTAATAGATTTGATACGTCCGTTGCCCAAGAGCTATCACCTTCAGCAGGCACAGCATAAGAAGTGCCATTGACAGTTACGGTTGTTGACATTTAAACCTCATCCTTGATGATACGGTTATGCTTTACCTAGGTTGTAAGTAACAGGTGCCTCACCCATTCCAGTGCCTCCGGCCAACCGTGCAGCTGATACCGCTAAACGAGAACCGTTTGAACTAGCTAGTGTAATTGCATTTCCAATTAAGCCTTTGCAATAAGCAGATATAGTAACTACTCCGGCAACGTTAGCAGCAGTGCAGATTCCAGTTAGTGAAGAGTTTGCATTGATACAAGCGACTAAAGCAGTAGCAACTACAGTATCAGAACCATCAGAATCAAATTGTAATTCGCCGGATGGACTTGCTTTACCTGTTAGTGTTACGCCGTTTATAGTTACAGTATCATCAGCTTGAATAGAAGCAACTGTGCACGTAGCGGAAGCCCTAGCTAAAGCAGTGTCATCAGTCAATTGCTCAATTTGAGCCATTTTAGAACCTGATGATATAGCTTTAATATAATTCTCTAGCTTTTTCGCATACTCTTTTGGATTAGAGGTACTTACTTCTAACTCTTCTTCGTGATTATCGTGATTTATAAATATGACTGTAGATGGCATTTTAGATTCCTTTTAAAAGAAAACCCCGCTCAAGAGGCCATGAGGAGAGCACGGCAGAGCGGGGCAAGTTGAATTAGTTAGGAACAATTGAAGTGATTTTCACCATTGCAGCTGGTTTAGTACTGATTATAGCTTGATTTGAGTAAGTACGCAACAAATAAGCAGACACAGTTGAACTATGTAAGAATATTTCGTTGTTATCTTTACCAGGAGTTTGAGAGCTAATATCGGTAGAACCAACTCGTTTTAAATCTTTGGGCTTAAATATGAAAGCCTCGCCACGTTTAACCATGCAGTGAGAAGTAATTTTAATCTTTCCACCAGCATATCTGTACTCAATAGCATCAAAACCATTAGAAGCTTTATTCTCATTGTTTTGATAAGTTCTAAGAGCAGATTCGTTGCTGTTTAGGTTATTCCAGCTAGAAGGATGAACTAGGCAAACTGCGTCGCCATTTAATCCGCCTTTAGCAACTGCCATTGAAGCAGCAGAAAGTATTTTAGCCATTGTCAAAGGAGCAGAAGAAGCAGAATAAGAGTTTCCAGCCCATAAAGAGTAGGCAGCTGCATCAATTCCGAACATTGAAGTAGTATTAGTGATAATAGAATCTAGTCCATAACACTCTTTTCCATAAGCACCTTTTAAATAAACTTTATCTCCGCCAGTGATTCCAGAGGTAGTGCCTGTAACTGTGATAGTGTAGGTGCTGGGGTTGACTACAGAAACTACTAGAGCAGCTTGTCTAACAGAAGAACCGTTATAAACGTCAATTACTGCGCCTTCTTTTCCCATCCACAAGCCGTCTGCGAATGATGCAGCGGTCAATATGATGTCTTGAGAAGAAAGAGAAGATACTGTTCCGATTGAGGTTGTACCATAAAGAAGAGAAGCTTCAAGCTTTTGAGCGTGAGATTCATAAAGGTTTTGAACTACAAGTCCAGCACCTGACATAAAAGCCTGTTTTGAACCCATTGAACGAGAAGCAGCATCATAGTTGATTGATGCTTGTCCAACGATTTGAGCACCTTTTACTTCTAAGTTCTTAAGAGTAGCGGCAACTTCTGTGTTAAGAGTGATTGTCTCATCTGCTAGTCCGAAAGAGAAGCCTTGTTCTGCAGAAACAACTACAGGAACGTTAAAGCTTTTACCTGTTCGCTCTGCTGATTCAAATGGTACTAATTCTTGCAATATAGCGCAATCTGGTAGTAAGTTGATTGGACCTTTATCGCCATAAACTGATTTATATAAGCCATCTAGTGTGGCTACTGTATTTACTGACGCCATAAATTAATTGTCCTTCCGTGGACGTAATCACCGCAATCCTTGCGATGTTTTGTGTTATTGTTATATTAGACTTGGTTGGCCTATTCTGTCTTGGATAGCGATTGCGTCCTATGCAGTCAGTCCTAGGCACCATCGTTTGGATAGCTTATAGCGTCCATATAAACGATAGAGCCTTATTATATCTTGGTAATTAAGCCTCGTTCTTAATTTTCTGCTTTAATTCTTCGTTAAAATCTGACCATTTTCGAGGCTTTACAGGTGCTACTTCGACCTCTTGTTTAGGTGCAAACTGCCGTTGCGGGGTTAGGCTAGTTTTAAGCTTCTCTAAATCATGCTTACGCAGCTTATTAACCGTATCCTCACCGAACATAGCTATAATTTGCTCAGGATTAGCAGTGTTTATAAGACTTGTTAACTCTTTTTGATAATCTTCTCTAACTAATTGAGCTAAATGAGCCGGCTCTAAATCTAGCCCATGTTTAATATTTTGTTGCAATAACTGCGCCATACGTTTAACTGTATATGGATTCTTAGGTAGATTACTGCTTTCTAAAGCTTGAGTTATAGTTTTAGTGTATGACTCCTGGTAATGGTTTTGAAGAGCTTGCATCTGCTCTTGTTCGGCTTTTTCCTTAGTAGACTTCTCTTGCTCTTCATACTTACGAAGCCGTTCTTCCATATCAGCTCTTTGTCGCTCTTCTGGAGTCATCATCTGTGCTTGTATCTTTTTAGCTAGAAATTCTTCAGCAATCTTTTGAAACTTCTCTTCACCCATAAGCTTTGGGTTACTAAGAACGCGCATTGGGTCATTCTGTAGCATTTCAATAAACTGCTCAGCTTGCTTTCTAGTTGCGGCACTTTCGCTCATTCGCTTATTAGCAACCTTACTGAGCTGAAGCTGGCGCTTAAGGTATTGCACCTGCTTTTCGTCGCGTTCATCGTAATCAAACGGCAGCTCTTCATCAATCTCCTCTCCATCTATTTTAAGCTTAATCTTACGGCTTAATTTAGGCCCCTCTTGAATGGCAGGCTCCGCTTGTTTTGGTGTATCTTCTTGACTTACAGTTGTATCTACTGCAGTCACTCCATCATTACTTACTGTATTTTCCATGTGTACCGTCCTTTGTTGGTTTAATGGTTAAATAGTTTATGGCCCCTTTTAGGGAATTTATGTTCTCTTTTAATAGTCCTATTGCTAAGTTGCAAGGCTCACACAGCAGCCCCCTAATAGCTCCAGTACTGTGACAATGGTCTACCGCTAATGACTTATACAAATCATCAGAATGTATATTACAAATTAAGCATCGCCCTTGTTGATTGGCGAACATTTGGTTCCACTCTTCTAGAGATATGCCGAACTTCTTTTTGAGGTCTTTATTTTTATAATACTCTGGGTTTTGTTTGTAGTGCCTTTTACAGGCCTCATTACATTTCAACGTATTGTTATTATAGTAACTCCTGTTAGCACTTCTTAAGCAATATATGCAGTTGGGTTTTAACCCTGCCCGGTGCTTTGAATACCTTCTAAATTCCTGTAGTGGCCTTTCGGTTTTACAAGTTTTGCAAATCTTCATTATCCCCCCTACTCCTAGCTTATGCAAAATCTATGCCGGCTCTACTGGCTGATTTGTGGCTGGATTAGTAGGAAGGGAAGGAGGGGTTACCTTTAAAGCTTGATTTGTAATGCTGTTAGTGGCATCTGTCACTTCGGCAGGTGCGTTACCAGGTCCTTGTGGTGGCGCTTGTGGCATCATAAAGCTTTGACGACCTAGCATAGCAGCTAATACAGGGTCAATGTTTTTAGCTAAGTCAATATGCTCTTGCACGTGCATTAATATATTGCTGACAAGCTGCTCGTTCATGCGTACTTCTGGATTATCAAGCACTGATAAATGCTCTCTAATGTCTAGTGAATGGTCATCTGTCATAATAGCCCTAACTTGACCACCATCTTGCATCATCTCATTCTCACGCCTAATTCGCAACATCTGAGACTGCTCCGACTCGAGTAAAGGCTCTAATGTACCAGTTGATAGCACTTGAATATATTGTTGACCAGACTTAATAAAGCCATTTTGCATTAAGCTATCCGCAATAGTTAACTTTCCTGATGCAGTCTTAGATAGTGCATTTCCACTTTCAATAGTTATGCGAGACACGCCTGATAAATCTTGAGCAGACCATTCTTTAATTAACGGTTGATTATGCTTACCTGTTAACACAGCTACACGCTTTGTATTAGCATATCTTTGTAATATTTGAATAGACAGAGTCCCAACATCTTCAATAAGTGAAATATAACCTTGCTGTAATCCATTAGCAAATTGAATAGCTTGTTGGCTTAATAATGCTAATGCAGCACCACTGGTGCCTGGGTCGCTTTGTCCTCTTACTGCATCATTAACGCCACTTATTAGCTGTCCCTGCTGTACTAGCATATCAAAGAACTTATAAGTCTCCGGCGCACTGGCGGTCATTTGAAGCGGCTCAGGTGCAACTTCGGACTCAAGCAGGTTTAAGCCCCCTGCAATTTGAGTTACTGATAGGCCATTACCCTTTTTTGACCATATATTCTGCACACCAAATGTGTTATTATTAGTTATTAGAATGGAAGCTAGAGAATCCATTGCCTTTTGAATTGGTAGTATGTCCATTGCAGGACTATGGCCAAAACAGCTTTCAACACAATCTTCAGCAGTAATACGCACTAATGGCGTTTTGGGATAAGGCAGTGGGCCATCAGTTAGCGACTGGGTCTTAACAAATGTAACCATACGACCATTAGGCAATGTAGCTGATTGCTTATGATAAAATGTGAAGAATTCTATTAAGTCTGAATCATCTAAGTTATATAAGTCTTTTTGGTGCAAATTGCGCTTATTAGCATCAACATCATCAATAACAGCTGCCATTATCTGCTCTTCATATTCTGGAAACTGCGCAATAAGTTCATACCTATTCTTATAGTCTCTAACAATTAGCCAATCATTCTGGCCATCATTTCTATTTATATCTCTAATAACATTATTTAATTGGTATAGCGCATAACTTAAATCACCTTCGTGCAGTGGTAAGCTTTGCTCATCACCTGGATGTATAATCTCACCTTGTTGTGTGTCCCATGTAGCACTTACCCAAGCTTCACGTAAGAAACAGCACATGATAGTAGCATTTCTAAACACTCTATCTAGCCGTCTATCCTTCATATAAAAGTCTAATAAGCCTCCAGCTAATATAGCACTGCTTTGACTTGTTACATCACTGTTAGATGCTATTGGTTGCCATGCTGGCTTATTATTCGTTACAAGTGAGGTTAAGCTACGAATAAGAGATGCGTAGTGGTTTATCTTAATCTTGCTTAATTCGCCTTGAGCACCTGTCTTTTGTATGGTCGTATTGCCATAGAAATGCTTATAAGAGTCTCTCAATTCGCTTAATATGCCTGTATCATCTAAGTGCTTATCAAACGTATCAATGCGTGTTAGTAGCTCCTCTAATAGCTCTGTGCCGTCTTTTGTCGCCCAATAGTTCATATAACTTCCTTTACAAATTAAATATTTTTCTTATCTCTTTATTCTCATCAACCTTATTAGGACTAAATGTATTCTCATTAAAGCCATGTGTAGGACTAACAGGGTTTGTATGCTGGTCCACATTACGTATTAAGTACACAAGAGCAGCTAATGCGTCAAAGTGCCCATAAACCTTAGACCTACCAAACTCTTTCCTTTTCTTATCGTGGTATACACCAAACTCAAGACAACCAAGTAACTGCTCACATCTAGGGTTTATTAACAATCTACCTGCACCTACCCATAAGCGAACTTCGTTAACCATAGCCGCTAATGAGTCTTTATCTGTACCAAAGAAATGCTTATTAAAGTCAGTTGATAAGTCCTGTAGTAGTATCAAATTATTATTATCAGCAGGTCGTCTATAAACTTTGTTATAACCTAACTGAGCCTCTTTCAAATTTACATGGTATGCTATATTCTTAGTGGTCGTCTCAATGCCTGATATTGTCCACTCATCTTCAATCACTAATGTAGCTTTACGAAAATCATAATAAGCAAATAAGACTGCAGTCATATCCCGCACTCCTATGTCCATTGCCTCATAGTTGTGATAGTAGGTGCGATACTCATCAGGCTTAACATCTTGCACATAACGCTTGTCCCACTCTGGTATAATAGATAGCTCTGAATCCGTTATAAGCTCGTTCAAGTACTCTCGACGCCATGTAGTGCTTAAAGGGCCACCAGCTTCTTTACAAAACTCCGCAACTATATCTGGAGAATAGCCTCCTGAGTGAATGTCATAGCTTGAATAAGAACCTTCCATGCGGGCCTTTTGTATATACTCAGCAAACTCATGCGCTGGACTTAATGGACTAGACGATGCCATTATAAGGCGACTGCCAGGCACTGTAAGCAGTTGCGGCATAAGCACCGACTCCGTTAAATAAGACAATTCATCTACAAATGCAGCTTCATCAATTAAAGCCAAATCTGCTGATGTACCGCGTAACGAATCAGCTTTACCATTATTAACGCCTGCAATGTGTATCATAGAGCCGTTTGGAAGTTTATAAGCACCCTCTAAGCTATTCCATACTGGTCTGTACTGTTTAGGAAGTAGAGGAATAATTTGATTAAAGATTGGAAATATCATCTTACGCACTGCTTTTTGACTAACAGATGCATATCTAACTTGCGCATTAGATTTATTAATAGCAAATATAAGAGAAAGTACAACTAGTAAATAAGTCTTGCCGCATCGTCTCGCACAGTGCAATATATACTTTCGTTGTGTGCTTTTAAAAAAAGAATCAAACATATCCTTTTGGACAGGTTTCAAAAGACTATAAAGCATAATCATGGTCTCAGACTTGCTCAAAAGTTAGTCCCTTTACCTGCTTACAAACTCCTTTAAGTTGTTGCATTATGTGTTGTTTGAATACACCTTTATCACGAGCGGCGGCGTTTATAGATTCGAATATCTCTCCAGTTTGTGTGCATCTTACTGGCTTCATTTTACTGCGTTTAGACTCTCTTATTTTACCTGCAATATTATAGCCATGATTGGGGTTATTAGAATTTAGTTTAGCAATCCAATATATTTCCAATTCATTTAAGTCTGTGTCCTCGGGAGCCTGCTGTATAATGCTAAACTCAAAACTGCTTTCTCCATATTTATTCCAAGCTCTTTGCAGCAATATACTGTGGTGCTTATTTTTTCTTAAGTCCGAAAGATGTCTAGCAAAACGATTATTAATACTGCTTCGCGCAGTTTGGCCTATATATACTTTGCCATTTATTTTGTTAGAAATCTTATAAATATACATTTATCCTTCGCCCTTCACTATTGATAGCACATCCCCCGCTACGTCGTCTATTGGCTCCTCTACGACCTCTTCGGCAGTCTTGGGCACTGGTATCCTATATTTAGCAACAAGCTCTAATAGGCGCACGCGCGTTGTAATGTCCTGCGTCTGATTAAAGACTTCAACTAGCTTGTCGGCCAGATTAAAGCCTAATCGCTCTAAGTCTTCGGCAAATGATATAGAAGTTTTTATACGTTGACCTTTACGCATCCCAGAACCGGGAGGCTTCTTATCACCTGGCTTAAATGGCATATTATGCATTCCTTTGCAACTATTGCTTTATTCCCACCGATAGAGCTAATGCACTAGTGGTACTCTTTACCTGGGCTATCTCAGACTTAACATCAGCAATTGTCTTGCTAATATCGGTATCTTCTGATGCTAATTGTGTTTCCTGTTTAGATATTAAATGCTTTTTGTAGCTATAATTTACCAAGGCAACTAGCAATATACCAGCTTCTGTAATGTTAATAGCAGGTGCCGTTGCGAGTTTAATTAATGCGATGTAGACAGCAACATTGGTAATTGAAAGCCGTCCTTCAAAGTCTACGAGATTTAACCATTTTAATGCCTGTATCATACTTTAAATATCCTACGAAATATACTAAGTTTTTGTGGCGGACAACTGGCGGACATAAGCACATCATGCTCAATGCTTTTTTCTATTAGCTTAATAAGCTTATCCCCAAACTGCGAGTAATCTCCAGCACATAAGAATAGAGCACCAATTGTAAACGGGTAGAAATCGGGATTAGCTTCTGGGCATGTGTAGAACTCACTAATTAAGCCCATTTCCATTTTTGATTTGGCTAGGGATAGCATTTTAGGCTTGTTCATTATACACCAAGCTCTCTACGTATCAATATGCCTAGTTTAGCTAATGTATGAGGTAAAGTGTCTTCTGTAGTTATTTTCTCAACCTTATTGCCCAGGGAGCGAACTATGACATAACCGCCATTAAAACTCTCAATTCGATAAAAAGCTTTAAGCTGGCTCATCTGGAGTCTCTTCTGCTTTAATATCATCGGCTAGTCTATTGGCCATATCTGTAATTATCTTAGCAGCATCCTTACCAATGTCTACTTCACTTAGAAAGTACTGCGTTCGTTGTGTTAGTATTTCGTGAACGAAAGCTAAACACTCATAGGTCTTTTTCTTATTGTTTATGTCTATCATGGCAACTCCTGAAGTTTTTATCGCATCCTTATTTGGGTAGCAATATAAAGGGCTAGTTTATAACGGCATTTTTTAAAAGGAGGTATGCGTCCG